AAATGGAAAAATGAAGATTTATTAAATCATTCATGTCCGTATTGTGGTGACTCAGAGAAGAATCCTCACAAAGCTCGAGGATATCACTTCGTCTATAAAGAAACATTCGTATACAAATGTCACAACTGTGGTGAATCGAAAAGCTTCGCGAAGTTTTTAAAAGAACAAGATTCAACATTGTGGAAGCAGTACGCTGTCGAGAAATTCTATAAGAAAGATCCGACATTCACTAAAGCTATTCTCAGGACTAAGAGTAAGGTTGTATTCAAAGATGATCCTCTCAAAAAGGTCGGTTGTGTACCCGCGAGTGAGTCTAAAAGAGCTATTGATTATCTCAATCACAGACAAATTCCTAAAGATAAATGGGACGAATTGTACGCGATTGAGAATTGTCAGTCTCTAAGTTCTCTAGATTATAAGTATAAAGATAGAGTATTTGGAAATGATCCAAGACTAGTTTTACCTTTCTATTCTAGACAAGGAAAGCTGATTGGTGTTTCAGGTAGGGCTCTGAATAACAACAAACTAAGATATTTAACATTAAAATTTGATGATAAAGAACCACTCATTTACGGCTTACGAACAGTCGATTACAACAAAAGAGTTTACGTTACAGAAGGCCCTATTGACAGTTTATTTTTACAAAACGCAATCGCAGTAGCCGGTAGTGACTTCTCAAAATTGAAGTCAATCGTGCCGGTGGAACAAGCTGTAATTGTGTTTGATAATGAACCAAGAAACCCTGAGATCGTAAAACATTTATCTCACATGATAGAAGATGGTTTTACGGTATGTATATGGCCTAAGTCTATAAAGAAGAAAGACATCAATGATATGGTGTTAAACGGGTTGTCCTCAACTATAATTGAAGACACTATTAATAAGAATAAATTTTCAGGGTTGTCAGCGAAGATGGCTTTGAGTGACTGGAGTAAAGTAAGTGGGTGATAATACAGCATTCGTAGTTAAACGTGGTGGTCAAACAGAGGCCATAGATTTAGAGAAAGTACATAGAATGGTAGAGGCTGCGTGTAGAGATGTAGCTGGAGTATCTGAATCATCAGTTGAGATGAATTCGGGTTTACAATTTTATGATGGAATTACATCAACAGAGATACAAAGTATTCTCATAAAGTCAGCAGCTGATCTGATATGTTTGGAAACACCGAACTATCAATATGTAGCAGCTAGATTGTTGTTGTTTCAAGTAAGAAAAAGTGTGTTCAACACTAAGTGGAAAGATTCTGAGATTTACCCACCTCTTAAAGATATAGTATTAAGAAATATCAATTATAATGTCTATGATGAGAAATTGATAACATACTATAGTGACGAGGAATGGGAAAAACTAGACAGTTATATGAAACACGATAGAGATTTGTTGTTTACATATGCTGGACTAAGACAAGTTGTAGATAAGTATCTTGTTCAAGACAGAAGTTCAGGACAATTATACGAATCACCTCAATATATGTATATGTTGATAGCGGCTACTCTATTCAAAGAATACCCTTCAGAAAATAGGCTACAATATGTTAAAAGATATTACGATTCTGTTTCATCATTTAAGATTAACATTCCAACACCCATTATGGCTGGTATTAGGACTCCTTTACGACAGTTTGCTAGTTGTGTTCTTGTCGATAGCGACGATACTCTTGACAGCATTTTCAGTTCTGATATGGCCATTGGTCGTTATGTCGCTCAGCGTGCGGGAATTGGTATCAATGCTGGTAGAATACGAGGATTGGGTAGCAAAATTCGAGGCGGAGAGGTCCAACACACAGGCATTATTCCTTTTCTTAAAAAATTCGAATCGACAGTCCGTTGTTGTACTCAAAATGGCGTTCGAGGTGGTTCGGCAACGGTTCATTTCCCGATTTGGCACCAAGAAATAGAAGATATACTTGTCTTAAAGAACAATAAAGGTTCAGAAGACAATAGAGTCAGAAAACTAGATTACAGTATACAACTATCTAAGCTCTTTTATGAGAGATTTCTCAAGAATGAAGAAATCACACTATTCTCACCACATGAAGTTCCTGGATTGTATGAGGCGTTTGGCCTACCTGAGTTTGATGAAATGTATGAGAAATACGAAAGAGCTTATTCAGTTCCAAAGACAAAAATCAATGCTCAGAAACTATTCATGGAGTTATTGAAAGAAAGAGCAGAAACAGGTAGAATCTATATCATGAATATTGATCATTGTAATAGTCATTCATCATTCTTTGAAGATGAAGCTAAGATCAGTATGTCTAATTTATGTCAAGAGATCACATTACCCACAACTCCACTAACATCACCCAATGATAAGAAAGGAGAAGTAGCGTTGTGTATATTATCAGCTATCAATGTTGGTAATTTAACTAATGATCTTAAAGAATTACCAGAACTATGTGATCTGGCAGTAAGAGCTTTAGATGAAGTCATTGAATATCAAGACTATCCTCTACCAGCTGCTGAGATATCAACTAAACGAAGAAGAAGTTTGGGTATCGGATTCATAGGATTGGCTCATTTCTTAGCTAAGAACAAAGTCAAGTATGATGATCCAGAAGCTTGGAAACTAGTACACAGACTAGCAGAACATTTTCAATACAACTTACTCAAAACATCAATTCAACTCAGTAAAGAGAAAGGCTCTTGTGATGGTTGGAATGAAACAAAGTATTTTGGTGGACTCATGCCAATCGATCATTATAAGAAAGATGTAGATGAATTAGTCAAGCCAGAATATGAGTGTGATTGGGAATCATTAAGAGAAGAACTGGTTAAACATGGAGTGAGAAACAGTACATTATCGGCACAGATGCCGTCTGAGAGCTCCTCTGTCGTGAGTAATGAGACTAACGGTATAGAACCACCTAGAGATTACTTGTCAATTAAGAAATCTAAGAAAGGTCCGTTGAAACAGATAGTTCCAGGATATCCTTATCTCAAGAACAATTACACATTATTATGGGATATGCCTAACAATGACGGGTATATAAAGGTAGTCGCAGTCATGCAAAAGTTCTTTGATCAAGCTATATCAGGTAACTGGAGTTATAATCCAGAGAATTACGAGAACAATGAAGTTCCTTTATCAGAAATGGCCAAAGACATGCTGACTACATATAAGTATGGGTGGAAAACATCTTATTATCAAAACACATACGATAGTAAAACTGATGAAGACATTCTTCTAACAGAGGAAGTGATAGATTCTATATCAAATGATCATTATGAAGATTATGACACAGATGATGAGGATTGTGATGCTTGCGCGATATGACAGTATTCAATAGAAAGAGAATCAATAGATTAAAACAGCCAATGTTCTTTGGTGAGGAACTCTCAGTCCAAAGATATGATGAATTCAAATATCCCATATTTGATAAACTAACTCAAACACAATTAGGATATTTCTGGAGGCCAGAAGAAGTATCTCTACAAAAAGACCGAAACGATTATCAATCACTAGACGAAGGACAAAAACACATCTTTACCTCGAATCTAAAATATCAGACACTATTAGATTCAGTTCAAGGTCGTGGTCCAGCTTTAGCCCTACTGCCGTATTGTTCTATTCCAGAACTTGAGGGCTGTATATTAGCTTGGGACTTTATGGAGTCTATACATAGTCGATCTTATACTTACATTGTGAAAAACCTGTATTCAAATCCTACTGAGGTGTTTGATACAATACTTGATACTAAGGAAATCGTTTCTCGAGCTGATTCAGTCACAAAGGGATATGACGATTTCATTAAATTGGGTATGGAATATCAACTGGGGCACAAAATATCATCATACGAACTCAAGAAATCTTTTTATAAGATGTTGATCAGTATCAACATACTTGAGGGAGTTAGATTTTATGTGTCTTTTGCGTGTACTTTTGGGTTTGGGGAGTTGAGGCTCATGGAAGGATCTGCGAAGATCATTTCCTTAATAGCTCGAGATGAGTCTCAACACCTCGCCATATCACAACACATCATCAAGAACTATCAAAAGTTCGAACAAGACAAAGAGATGTTGAAAGTGATGAAAGATTGTGAAGACGAAGTTTATGATATGTACAGAGAAGCTGTCATTGAAGAAAAAGAATGGGCCAAGTATCTGTTTCAATCAGGATCAATGATAGGATTGAGTGAGACATTGTTGTGTAACTATGTAGAATACATAGCCAATAAGAGACTTCGTGGAATTGGAATGAAGCCGATCTATAACATATCATCAAGAAACAACCCACTACCTTGGACTCAACATTGGTTATCAAGTCGAGGACAACAGAACGCCCCACAAGAGACTGAAATAGAGTCATATATAATAGGTGGGATCAAACAAGATATAACAGAAAATTCATTTGGAGATTTTAAATTATGATATATAAGATAGTAGCAGAAACATTGGGTATCGATCAAGATGATATCGAATCAAAACACAATTTAACTAATGATCTAGGAGCCGATTCTCTTAATCTTGTTGAAATCGTCATGGGTCTAGAAGAAGAATACGGAATTGAGATACCAGATGATGAAGCTGAACAGTTAACAACAATAGGTTCTATAGAAAGATACATAGATCACAGCCAAGAGAGAAGTTCGAGGGAATACTGGCCAACAGATGTAGGTCGAGAAGACTTAAATGAGAAATCGAAATCGTAGAGTATTACAACAACAACAAAGAAACAGACGAAGAACATTCTTTAGAAGTAACAGAATCAAGACAATGCATATACAGATATACAGTAAAACACAATGTCCATATTGTGACGCGGCATTACGATTAGCTGAACAGATCACTCACGAAACAGCAGGTTACACATACAATAAATATATGTTAGACGAGGATTTTAACAGAGAACAACTACTGGAGAAGTTCCCAACAGCTAGAACTTTCCCACAAATCACAATAGATGGAGAATCGATCGGTGGATACAATGAGTTTAAAGACTACATACACAGGACACATAACCCCAATGCTTAGTCCAGAAGAACTATTTTGTGAAGAATGTTCAGCTGACTTTACTGTCAAACACGATATGGGAACAGCTTATATAGCTCATTACTGTACATTCTGTGGTAATGAGATCATACATGAAGAACGACAATTTGATTATGATGAACCGGAGATAGAATGAATAGACGAATGAAGATCGAATTTTGGGTGATCATGAGTCTTTGTATAGGATTCTTATTGGTGGTGAACTCATGATTGAATGTCCACCCGAAGACCCTTGTTGGTATGTAGAACACGTACCTTGTGAACTGAATGATTGAATCGTGTATAGCCCTTCTCCTGAGTTTCAGTCTTCATCTTAATCTAGAGGGAAACTACAACAGTATACACCCTCAAATAGAGTGTGAAAAGAATACAATCATCTATGGAGCTTACTACAACAGTCAAAACAGAATGAGTCTCTACGCGGGAACACGAACCCCTCTAAGAAACGAATGGGAACTTGATCTTGTAGTGGCCAGTGGATATAACACCAGAGACATACAACCCATGTTAAGACTAAAGAGAAAGAACTTCTACATAGCCCCAACATACGAAACAATCAACAACAATAACACCAATTACGGCATACTCATAGGAGTCGAGATAGAACTAAAATGAAAGTAAGAAACAAAGAACATCAATCACTAGGTCTAAAACAATTACAAGAACTGTGTGATGAATTCCCTAATGATCAAATGTTAGGAGAAGAACTAAGAAGAATAACAAACGCGGCGGCAACAATCAATAACCCGCAGGGCACGAGCGCCTACGAGCCTAAAGTAGACCGCAGAGATAGAGAGTACGAAGAAGAACATTTCCCACATCCCGGAGCCCCTCATTGGCGCACAGGATTCTAAGACTAAATATAAGTATGAAAGAAAGATGGAATAAAATAATGAACAAGAAGTTTCACATCGGATGGGTGTTTCTTGTACTAGGACTAGGTATCACAGCCTGTCTCTACTTACTCAGTAAACTAGTATAATGGCTAACATAACACGATGGCTATAAGACGATA